AGACCTTCTTTGGTGAATTCCTCTTTGGGACACGCCCCCCGAACGCATAACTAGCGTTCAACCACACCACATTAGTATGGTGTGGTCCTCCGGCGTTTCATGCTAGAGGTGCCGGACCTCGGGCTTCTACTCAAGTGATCTTCATCTACAGCAGCGAAGCTAGGCCTCAGTGCCGATGACAAGAAAAACTTGAGCAAGGCTGACCAACCATCTAACGGATCGTTCTGATACACAGGACGCAATACATAGGTATTAATTTCGAACCTATGCAAAACGCGATTCCAAGTATCATAATTGAAACCGTTCTGGTAAGAATGCCAACCTAGGCCTGGAGACGTCTCCTTAATAACGGGCAACTGCCCCAACAACTCCTCTATCCAATCCTTGAATAAGGAAGCTGTCAACCAATAACCCTTCTTATAGAGAAGGTTAGAGGTAGCTATCAAAGATGCTATCTCTGCAACCTGACCCTTGTTACTGGGACGAAAATGGTGAATATAAGTAGGTGTAACCTCACATCCATCAAAGGCGTCCATGCCGCAAGACTCTCTGAACTTACCAGTCCAGAAACTCTTGTCAGTGTTGACCTTGCAATTAAAACTAGTCAAGGTCTCAGTAACAATCTCCACCTCGTCTACAGGGATAATTATGTCATCCCCATAAACGTAGACGCTACGCGTTACATTACTAATGTTGCGCAGCGTTACAGGGAGTTCTTGCCTTTTTAGTAGCGCGCATGTTATCAAAGTAAAGAAAAACATCGCCTCTACTGGAAAGCAAAGAGCGCTACCCATGGACGCAAACTTCTTAAGGTTAAGTATTTCGCCTGTGGGAAGTTGCGCAGCCTGGCTACGACATGCCATAACTGCATCATGAAAATCACGATGTACAGACAGCATGTCACTTACCAATGACAGGGAAACCCTATCACTCGCTTCCGACAAGTCGATAGTAGCTAACGACTGATCGGACGAAGCTGAAACCGCTAGCCTCTGGTTTATGGTTTGGTCAGAAAAATTTAAATGACCACCAGTAATCCAGTGGCTCTCTAACTTCCTAATTAAATAGGAAGCGAGGGCCTGCTGTGCATACTGCATACAGACAGGCTCTATCGCGATTATCCGTGGTCCCTTCAGAGTCTTGGGTACTAAAACTACCCTCACGGGTAATTCGTTCTCCTCAACGACGTACTGCACACCCTCGATACCGTCCCCGACATCGTCTAGCTGAGTGTAACAACTCATCAAAAACAAGTCGGATGGGAAGAAAGGTTCTAACCTTTCATGCCAAGAGCGGTGAGCATACTTCCGATTACCAGAAATACGCTCCGCAGTTTGTCCGGGTCCATGCCGAGGAATGTACTGTGAGCAATCATATTGCTCATTAAGCACATTGCCCCACAGAAGGCGACTAACTTGATTAAATAAGTCAGCGTCTCCACTAGGCACGGCGTCTGAAAGAATACACTCAACCTCCTTGTAGCCCGACAGTGCTTTGCACTCCCTTTCTGGAGTACACTGCAAGGACAGCTTTTTAAAGGAATAAGCGATTTGCCTAATTCCCTCAATTGCTGCAATATCCGGGTCATCTAGGAGCTCTCCTGTACCAGCATCAAACACGAGCCGAGTGAAACCTTGCAAAAAAGCAGGGAGACACATCCGTTTCTTCCATCCTTGGAAGTCGGAAGCGGTAATCCTCGCGCGGTCTAGAGCTTTTTCAAACTCTTTGCCGAACGTAGGAAGCGTAATCGTAACAAACGACACGCTCTCGTGAGATAGACGCGACCGGATAGTGATCAGGTCACGTCTTATGCTGACAATATCGGTGTAGCACTTTGCCGCAGCATCCATAAGGATGCTTCGACAAACAAGAAGTAAGTCCTGTTCGTGGCTTTTCATAACTCCTCCTACTGGGGGTAGTTAATCCAGCCATGCTCGGGACATCCAAGGGTAGACTACCCCTTGGTAGTCCACCCGCGTGTGCGTAAAATCACAATCGCCGCCGTTAACATCAAAGTGGCACCCCCGACTTTCGCGGATATTTCTTGAAGGCCGAAGGTGTGGTCTCAAAGTACGCCATATTACGTCTGACGTACGAATCCACCAAATCCCAGACAAACCTAAACTCAGCTCTCACGGAAGGATCATCTCCGTTCCAGAGGTGGGGCTTTTGGTTTGTGAGAAAAGTGGTAACCCATGAAATAAGTCCATTGGGTCGCCTCAGAACTCTGATGTACTCTTCAAGTTGAGCGAAACAAATTTCACGCCCAGCTATCCGAGATGCATCACTTAAAAGGGATTCCACGGAGCGCATTTATGACTCACCGCCCAGCAACTTGGCAATATTGCCCGAAGTTAACCAGGCGACGAGTGCATCGACGTAATTATCAAGGTCAACGTCATCGAAACCCCAAGAGGGTTCATCGATAACAATGTAGATCCCAGCTTTCTGCGAAGAATTCTC